CAGCTCGGCCCTTTCTTGGTCATAAGCCAACTGCACCAGACGAAGCTCGATCGCATACCGCTCTTGCCGGCTTTCGGTCAGATCAGCTTGCGCGCGGTATAGGTCTTGCTGGTTCTGGTTCGCGCCCTGAGCCACGTCGAGGGCGTCGCGGCGGTTCGCTTCGTCCGCGATCTGCTGGACGCGCTTGCGCTGGAGGTCGGCGATCTCGTTCACCGAAGCCGTGCGATCGGCCAGTTCCTTGTCGGTGAGCCTGCCGAGCTTCTGCTGCGCCTGGTACTCGGCTACGCGCTGGCTACGCTGGCTTTCGATGTCGGCTAAATTGAAGGCCAGCACATCGTTGGCGGCTACGGCAAGGGCGGCCTTGGCGGCATTGATGTCGTCTTGTAGCCGGGAAGCTTCACGCGCCTTGCTGGCTTCGTCTCGAATGTCGCGGAGCCGTTCGTTCTCAGCCTTCCGGGCCGCGGCTTCGGCGGAGTTCGCGCCACCAGTCTTCTTGGCGCCTGCTGGCTTAGCAGCAGTAGGGCGAGCGGGCGCCGCTCGTTGCACAGGTCTACCAAAGCGGTCGAGATAAGGGCTAATCAGATCATTGATCTTGCGCTCGCCCTGCTCGCCACGAAGCCTCCGTTCACTGGCAGCGCGCTGATCTCGGTAGGTTTTTTCAAGGCTTGTGCCCTTGATCCCTAGGGCTCGGCTAAGTGGATCATCAGCGAAAAACTTTGTGACTCGATCGACATCACGTAACTCAAGGCCCGGGTCAAACTTGAGATTGCCAACGCCTGATTGGAGGTAATCAAACAGGCGCTTGCCCTCGGCAAACAGTGGGGCGAAGGCGGACGCTAGGCCCTCGATGCTTGCACGGGCGTTGATGCCGAACTCTTCGGCGCTCCGCTCCAGATCCTTGAAGCCGTCTGCTCCGTCAGTGACGAAGTTAGCCAGCGCGGTAGAGAACTGGCCTCCACGGTCAAAGGCGCCGAACGTGATGATGGCGGCATTGTGAACTTGCGTCATCGCCTGGTCAAAAGTGACCGGTAGCTCGCGGAACTCAGCGTCCACGCCTGCCGTGTACTTGGTGTTCGTCAGTGCGTTGAGCAGCACTTGTGAGGTCAGCTTGCCTGCCTCGCCTAACGCCTTGATCTCGCCAATCGGCTTGCCCATGCTTTCAGTCAGCAGGCGAGCGAGGCGAGGGGAGGCTTCCAGGACGCTATTAAGCTCGTCACCACGTAGAGCACCTGCGGCTAGCGCTTGCCCGAACTGCAGAGTGGCAGATGCAGATTGGCCGGCGTCTGCACCGCTGATTTTGAGGGTTTTGCTGAATGTCTCCGTCGCGCGGGCGGCCGCCTCTTGATCCGCGCCAAGCTCTTTCGCGCCACGCGAAAAGTTGCCGTAAAGAGACGCGGTTTCTTGCAAGCCAGATCGAGTTGCAGCCGCGATCCGCTGCACATCCGCCTGCGCTTGTGTAAAGCTACCAAAGCCCGCTGTCGCAAGTCTAAGCTGGGCGTCAAGAGACTTTGAGGCATCTGCGATCTGCAGGAAGCTAGCAGCCAGCGCGGCGGCTGAAACACCAGCAAGCACCCCGCCCAAGCTGCTGAGAGAGCGTTCAACGCTTTGAGCGCCCCGCGATACCAGGCTGAACTGTTGATCGGCTACGCGCCCATACCGATTCAGAGAAGCGATGGCGCCTTTCTCCTCCACGAACAGGCGCAGCGTAACAGGATCGATTTCCGGCATGGCGGTATGCTAGCTATGACAGGGAATCGCCTTACCGCCTTAGGATCTCCTCATGAACGTCATTGCTCTTGCGGCTGCAGCCACTTTCAACCTCGTTTGCTCAGGTCAACGGACAACGGACAGTTTAGCCGGAAAGGAACAAGAGCCCTACAATACTACCTACAGGATAGATCTGACTGCGCAGAAATGGTGCGAGGGGGATTGCAAAGGCCTTCAAAATATATCCGAGGTTCAACCGACCCAGCTAATCCTAAGCGACAGCAAGGTCGATGGCCTCTCGCAACGGTCACTACTTGTTAATCGCATCGATAGGGAAAGTGGTATTCACTCTATTGTTTCAACATACTCGAATCCTAGGATTCGAGGCTCCACAATCATTATGAAGTATGATGGAGCATGTCGAAAGCTCGCTTTTACTGGCTTCCCGAAATTTGAAACGAAGTTTTAAGTAGGGCGGCCCCGTAGAGCCGTCCTCATGACCCGTCATGCGGTTATGCTAACGGTCGCCATGGCACTAAAGAGAGATGCCGCGTTCTGAAGCGACTGCCACTAGCTCCGCGAGAGCCGCTTCTGACATGTCGTGGAATAAGTTCGGAATAGCATCAACCGCGTAAACGTCTCCTAGTGAGTCGGTGACGGCGATCTCCAAGTGAGTTGCGAGAGTCATCGTGTCAGCTAGATCCGGGCGAAGCTCAGCTATGATGGGATGCAAAACACTTAAAGCGGCCCGGATGATGCGCCGCTGCTCCTGCCATGTAAGCTGTGCTTTTGGCGGCGTTGGTTCTCTAAACATACGTTGCGCGCATTTTCGTTTTTCCCGCCGCCCTCGACTCTCTGTCGCTGCACTGCATAATAGAGGGACGAATCGAAGGGACCAATATGGGTGATAAATCTCTAGGAGAGCCGGCATCTTCGAAGGTGCAGCCAGAGCATCTGAGAAACAGTTTCCAGCCTAAGACGCCTCCCCCGGCAGACACCGTCAGCCAAGCGCCACCACCGGCGCCTAAAAAGTGAGCAATTCTTCTCCGCGCCCGGTCTACATACCAGATAGCGCTCAACCTAAAACGCCGCCACCGCCTCCACCGAGCGCGCCGCCGCCGCCGAAAAAGGACTAGTCCCCCGTGTAGTGGCGCAGCATAACGCTGCGGATGCGATTGGCTGGAATGTATGTGATCTCACTGCCCCAATAAGGCACGACCACGTCAGTTACGTCTTGTGAACCCGCCGAGCTTCGTGTGTTAGTGACGTACATCGCAACGTCACCATTCACGCCAATAGTAAATGGGCCATGAGGCTTATCCGCAAACTTAGATGCATCTAAGCATTGAAGAACTCGACCATCTTCCATTTCCACAGCGATTTGGCTGACAGGATGGGTGCTATTGCAAACTGTGATCGTGGCCCACGCAGTTGGCACGTCGTCTGCCCACGACGCGTCTGAGGCTTTCATTGCGTCCTTCAACCAAGCGAGGCCAAAGCGCCTCCAAAGGAATCCGGCGACTAAGCATCCGACAACCGCGTCGATCACTGCCCATACCGGATGCCAACTTGCAGTGGCGAGGAGAAGGACGATCGCGACAAGCCCGAAAGCGATCGACTTAAATGTGATATCCGTAGCTTTGTGATGCTCTCGGATGCCGGCGTAGGACAAGGCGTAAGCAGCATACCCACATCCGAGCGCGACCTGAATTTGCCAAGGCAGCGAAAGCATTTTCTCATCCATTGGCCCATCCTATCCTGATCTATGCGCATCCACAAACCGCCGAAGCCGCTCAGGATCGCTAGGCGCCTGCGATGCAGAGCCAGGCGCGGCATGCGCATCGTTGTGCGCCTCCAGCGTCTCTAGGTATTCCCCCAGCGACGCGGCGAGGTAGTCTAACCCTAGCTGGCCGCAGTTGGCGATGACTTGCCCGCGGTTGAGCGGCGCCGCGGCTTGGGCTTTACCGGCTTCTCTTTTTTTTTGAGAGAAACGCCTTTGATCGTCGCGTGCAGAATGTCCCACACCAACAGAGCGTACGCCTCGATGTTGGCGGGCAGGGTCTCGTTGATCAGGCGCAGGGCGAGCTTGCCGTCGACCTCGAACTTACCCCCGTCGCGCTCGCCCGCATTGCCGCCCACCAGCGCGCGCTCAAGGATGTTGTGGATGTCGCCGGCGAACACGCGGGCGCCAGGCAGCAGCACCGGATTGCCTTCGGTGTCCAAGCCAATGCCAGCACCAAGCTCGTCGTAGATCTGGAACAACGAAACAGGATATTCGCGGACACGCAGGTTAGGCGTGACCGGGCCTCGCTCCACTGCCAGAATGGCCGGAAGCGGAAGGTAGAAGGTGAACCGGCCGCCAGCGAAGTCGCGCTCGATCGCCGTGTCCATCAGTCAGCGGCTTCCCATACCAAGGCGCCTTCACCTTCCAGCGTGATCTCCGCCGTGCCGGTGGTGTCGCCGCCAACAGCGAACGACTGGTTGCGGGCGGTCATCATCGCCGTTCCCGAGTACGTGCCAAGCAATTCACCAGCGTCCGTGTCGTCATCGCGGTACAGCTCGACATCGTACAGCTTCTTGATGCCGAACGCGCCGGTATAGGCGGTCTCGATGTCGATGTTGTCTTCGCCGCTGCCGCTGATGCTCCAGCTCTGTCCGTTGTTGCGGATCTTGCGGGTGCCCGGCCGATTCGGCTTGGCGCAGTCGCGACGGTAGCGCTCGCTGGTGTTCACGCTGCGATTGATCGTGACGTTCTCGATCCCGCAGAGCAGCGTCATGACGACGGGCGGGCCATCGGCGGTCTTGATCTTGAGCAGGGCAAAATCTGCGCTATTCGGCTCGGACACGGCAATTCTCCAGCATGGCTTGCCGGAGGTTAGGGTGCGTCAGTCGTTTGCTTTACCGCTTGCGCCGTCAATGACGTGGAAGCGTGCCCGAGCGCGATCAGCGTTCCAGTCGGATAAATCGGGCGCGTGGGCCTCGACTATCACAGCCCGCAGAGCATGAGCCGCTTCCTCGTCACCCGCATGGTCGAGCCTGTCTGCAGCATCCGCAATATCGTTGGGATCGACCGCCTCGCTGCGGATCATCTGCGCCAGGAAGGCACGCAGCATGCGCTCGGCTAGGGGTTCATCCATCGCCGCCAAGGTATCAGCCCACGAAGGCGCGCGCCACCACTGAAACGATGCCGTGGTAAGCGTCTCGTTCTGCGCCATCCTGCATCAGCCGAGACGATCGGGCGATAAAACGATAGCGGCGGCCCGCAACCGTGAATGCATGATTGTGGATCGCCTCGGCCACCGCGCTGGTGAGTCGGCCGGCGTGATCCTTCGCAGTTTCCAGCATGCCGCCAGCGCCGTTGTACCGGGGCTTGGCGAAGCTGTGCAGCATGAAGCTCACTTCCGACCGGGCGGTGCAGCCGCGGCCTTGTGGAAGCGCCTGGGTGGCATCAAGCCGGATGAATGGCCACACCTCGTTGCCGTCCGCATCAACTCCGGCAGTTTGGGGCTGGGGATCGATCGACACTTTCGGGAGAATGGCGAGCAGCGGTGCATCAGCTTTGAGCGAGATGATCGCGGCGCGTTCGGTTTCGCGCAGAAGGTCGGAGGCCATGGTCAGTCACTCGATCTGGATTTGCGGACTGCACGGTCTACAGACCGGCGGATGCGCTGCGTAATTTCCTTGCGCTTTGCGTCACGAGCTGGCCCCATGTAAGGGCGAGCTTCCATTTTGCTTGTTCCAAACTCGAGCCACGCTGCTTTCCGGTCGTTTGCGGAAACCTCGACCACAAGCGGGGCAACTTGGACTGTTTCAAGGCTGCGGCGGAGATCGCCTTCGTACACTGCTGGCGGCTCCCCTGGCTTTGAAGGGACGTGCTTTTTCTTGTCAACAACCTCCGAGCGACCCGCCGTCATCGAAATGGCGGCTTCGGTCTCGATTAACTCTCCGCACGCAAATAGCTCTGAGCCTACCTCGCGCACCATGGTCTCGCCCTGCAGCTTCTTGATGCGGCCTAGGTGTGCCTTGGCTCCTATGAAGCCTGACTTAGCCACGGCGACCACGCCCCACCCAGCCCAGCGCGGCGGTGTCACGCTCGATCAGCTCCACCGACCACATGCCAGCGTGCGGTCCTGCAAGCACCTCGATCCGGGCTTCCGTGTTCAAACCGCCGCCAAGGGTCGATGCCAGCACGCAGAACGCCATGTCCTTGTCGACGTAGCCAGGCGCCTCACGCATGCGCTGGGTGGCGCCGTCGATCTGCGCCTTGCAGGTTCGATAGACAGGCCCGCCAGGGCTGATGATCGAGCCGCCATCATCAAAAACCGCCCCGGCCTGCTCTACTACCCGCGCAGGCCAGTAGGGTCCGCCGAGTACATCGGAGAAGCCAAGTGCGATCTCACCAAAGGCGGCTGCAAGGTCCATCTAACAAGGTGTCCCGGTGAAGCCGACGAGCATGGGGCCGCCGAATAGCCGGCGCTGGATGTCCGCGAACTGATCGCCCCAGATGGTGGACCGCAAGCCGCCCTTCGCACGCTTGGCCACTACGCTCTCGCTGATCGTCGCACTGAAGGTACCGGATTTGAACGACGTGGCGCCAGTGGTCGCCAGAGTGGCCGCGGCTGACGCCACGCCGGCGCTGTTCGTTGCCAGTAGATGAGCAAGCAACAGCTCGGTCGCATCCTGCTGCTCATCGCCATAGTTCTCGCCTACGCGGGCCTCTGCTTTGGTCGCCCAGGCTGCATAGGGCGCCTCGGTAAGGGCAGGGAAGGGATAGAGTGCTTGGAAATCAGCGAGGGCGAGGCGGGTGTAGGTCATGCGGCATTGATCCTCACGATGTCGCACGTCAGCGCGTAGCTGGATCCGATCGCGAGCAACGGGGCCTGCAGGCTGACGGTCACCTGGTTGGCGGCGTTCGAGACACAGTCGATGATGGCGTAGTTTGATGGGCGGCCGGCGATGGGCGTGGCCGATCCGTTGAGCTTGTAGCTGCGGCAGAAGCACTGATAGCGCTCGCCCACTACCGCGCCGGCCAAGGCTGCCGTGACCTCACGGATGCCGAGCGCGATGGCTACTGCGGCCGTCTGGCCGACTACCACCTGCCCGATGAGCGTTCCGCCTGCCGCGCCAGTGTCGCCTTTCGCCCCCTTGAGGCTGGCAAGCCACTCGGCTTGCGTGCCTGTGAAGCCCGCCGCTTGGGCGATCTCATAGGCTGACTTGCCAGCAGGTCCGGGGACGGTGGATGCAGCGCCATCCTTACCGGGATCGCCTTTGGGGCCCGCAACAGTGGAGGCGGCGCCTGGCTCACCCTTCGGGCCCTGCACCGTCGACGCAGCACCTGCATCGCCCTTGTCGCCCTTGCGGCCCCATCCCAGCGAACGGAGCATCAGCCGCCGATCCCATAGTTGAGTTCGACCGGGGCAAGCTCGGAGGGGATCGGGAAGCCCGGGCGCGCGACCGGCATGACGCTCAGGTGCGTCGGATTCTGCGTGCTGAACACTTCGACGCCGCCCGGGCCGAGCAAGCGACCTTCGTTCTCCGCAATTACATCCGCCAAACCGGTGGCGCCGCGGAACCGGACGCAGCACTGGTTCGGGTTGATGATGCGGAAGGAAGAGCAGCCTTTGTTGCGGATCGCGTCGACCATCGACTGCGGATAGGCTGTCGTCTTGCCGCCGGTCACAACGGGCGCAATGAACGGGTCGCGCAGGATATTGCGGAAGGGCAGGGGTAGTTTGGCCATTGCCTGCTGTTCGGGCGTGAAGTCGGCGGCCGGCAGCATGGCGGTCGATGAGTCGGCAGTAAGCACATCGGACACATCGCGTAGAGTGCCAGCACTATCGCGCCGAACCGGCACCCCCCCAGCAACTAGATCAGCCATGATCAATCCTTACGAAAAGGGCCGCCGCGTGCGTGTGACGAGGCGGCCCGATTGCATGACAAGGCAGCAGGATTCAGGCCTTGTCATCATCCTTGGCGGCGGCTTTCGCTGCAGAGGCGCCGAACTTGAACCAGCCAGTGGCCTTCGCGCCTTCGTATTCTGCTTCCGTCATCGATACCGGCTCGTCGGTGCTGTCGCCCGCCACCAGAATGCCGGGGGGGATGCAGTTCAGCACCTTGGGGCCATCGGTGACGTTGGTGACGACGTGCTTGACGATCTTCTGTTCGGCCATGGCTCAGATCCCATCCAGGTAGCGGAAGGCACCGGTGCGCAGGACTTCCACGCCACCAGTGCGGAACATGCCGGGCACCTTGAAGCCGAACGAACCTTCCTCGCGCGGCGCCATGAAGCGGTGACGCATCGGCAGGTGCAGTTTCACCACGTCCTCGCGGTTGGCGTAAGCCACCATGCGGCGCGTGCCGCCGGTGCCGGCCGTGGAGAGGCCAAGCTCGCCGCGAATGGTGAGCTGCTGACCCGTGCGCATCGTATAAATGTTCGTGCGCAGGATGAACGACAGAACCGTTTCGCTGTTCGTCGCTGACATCGTCGTCGAAGCCAACCAGGCGTACACATCATGCGGCAGCAGGATCGTGTCTGCCATCTCGATCGTGTTGGTGCCGACGAACACACCGGTGAGGACCGAGTTGATGTCCCGCACGATTTGTGCGGGAGTCTTGGTGATATTGCCGCCAGCGTCGAACCACGTCGACACGGAACCGGTGCCGTCTGCGGGGGCGGTGCCGATGGTGACGTTGGTCTGATTGCTCAGCCCGAGCAGACCCTTGGTGGTGTCACCTGCGATCGTCACGTTCCACATGAACTCGACGTAGCCGCGGCGTGCGCCGGCGGCCTTCGCGTCGGTCAGACCGGGACCACCGGTGGCGACGAGGAGCTGGGCTTGACCAAGCTCTTCGACATTGTACTCGTAACCGATGGCGGCCATGTGGACCTTGATGTCCGACCGATCGCGTAGCAGTTCAGCGTTCGGAACGTCCTTGGCCGCACCGTCGACCCACTCGGCCTTGCCGACCGTGCTTGACATGAACGTGGTGACACCGGGGGTCCACTCGGGCGCGCTCTCGTCGACATAGACAAGGCGACCGAAGTCAAGATCCGGGTACTTCTGCTCGTAAACGCGAGCATTGATGGTGTAGGCCTGGTTGACCAGGAACGCCAAAGCCGCCTGAGGGGCATCATAGAAGTAGTGCATCGTTCGAGCCCCTTAAGATGGCACGCGGCGGAGCCGCAGCTTGAAAGTCGCGCCCGCGCCTGAGGCGGCAGTGTCGGCCTCTGCGCCGGGAACATCGATCACAGTTCCAGAGGCCGCAGCGGTGGTGTAGCGGCCCGTGGCAGTGTTCCAGCGGAGCGCCGCGCCCACGGTGATCGCTGCGTCGGCAAGAACAGGGATCACACCCTCGTCTGCGATCGGCACATTGTCGTATTGGACAAAGGTGTCGCCCTGGCCGGTGATGAGGTGCTTCATGACCGCGATGCCAATGAACTCACCACCGGAAACGAGCGGCGAGGCAAGCTTGTCACCATTGCGCTGGCAGGGCGCGCCGAACGCGATGTTCGCCGAAGCCGTCTTGGTGAAAACGTTGCGCGATTCTTGGTTGGCGATCATGCCAACTACGAAAGCAGGCTGGCCGAGGCCGTAGATGGTCTGGAGTGGCATCAGTCAGTCCCCTCAGTTAGCCGCCGGGCGGCGCCAGGCATTGTGATCTTCGGTGCGCCAGGCAGCCTCGGCCTTGGACGCAGCATCGGTGATGATGGGGGCCCCGAGCTGCTGCACAGTTGCGGACGCATCAGCCACCTTCACACCCACGGTGAGGCTGTCGAAGGCGATGGCGAAGCTGGTGGCGTCGTAGGTCGCGGCCTTGTCGGGCATCTTCGCGGTGACGAGTGCCTTGTGGACATCTCCAATCACCAGCGCATCGGAGACCGTCACGCCGAGGGCCTTGGCCTTGGCCGTCGCATCGCGCAGCGCGGCTTCACGCAGTGCGCGCTTGGCGGGGTCGTTCGCGTCAGCCAGCTCGGCCGTCAGGCGGGCAATGTCGGCATCGCGGGCAACGATCGTTGCGTCGCGCTCGACAATGCTGGCGTCGCGGGCGGTGATGATACCGTTCGCGTCGGTGATCTGGCCCTGCAGCCTGCCGATAGCAGCTTCTGCAGCGTCAGTGACGAGCAGCGGGAGCCCGTCAAACGTGATGGTCTTGGTGGTCACGGTGGACTCTCCGTTGGTGAGGGAATCGAGGATGTTGGAGGGGAGGGTGGAACAGGACGCCGCGTCGCCAAGTCGGCAGCTGTCGCCACCACGAGCGCGGTCTACGATCGCAACATGGTTGCCGTCGCTGATGCGAGCCTGACGAGCCTCACACTTAGTGCCATCGGGTGCCGTGAAGTCGCCGAACGCCAGTTCAGCGTTGTAGCCGTTGGAGACCTGGACTTTGCCCGCCTCGACATCGGCAATCGCGGCTGCGTCCATCAGAAGCAGGTCGAATGCGAGATGATCACCGTCGCGCAACGCGCCCATCACGGTGCCCCGCGCATGATCCTTCCAGTTCTGTGCCGTAACGGCGACAGACGGGTGATCGATGGTGATTGGCTTACCAATGAATGTGCGGACCGCGCTCTCGTCAAAAACGGTCGCCTCGTCGCGCAGCACGTTGACGAACGCACGGTCACGCAGGCCATGAGCGTTGTCCGGATCGACTTCGCGGCCGCTGTATTGATAGACGCCGGTCTTGCTGGCTCGCGCACGGACTGCCAGATATCCAGCGGCAGTCCGGCGAGGCGCGTCCAAGGTGAGAGCGTCGAATAGCATACCTCCGACGATAAGGCGGAGAGGGTATGCCGTTTACCGCCGTTAAATAGGTGAGGATCTCATTACAAAGGCGCGCCGGTTTCTATTTTGCGTGGATGCATCCGCCCACCGCACATTGCCCGGCTCGTACCCCTTTTCGTTATCAATCCTATCGATGCTCAAACGTGGCTCCGGCTTAGGCCCGACATGCTCAAGAAATGCGAGAAAGTCATTCTGCCACGCCTCGCAAACCCGAATACCTCTTGCACCGTAGTTCCGGTAGGCCCGGTCCTTAGGGTTGCCACACCGTTTCCTCATAGACAGCCAGGCGTTGTACTCGGGCGTTCCGCTCCAACCATGCGTTGTCGTGGCGGCAGCGACCGCCTGCTTCACGTCATCAGCGCACGTTCGCATACAGAGCCCGCAGGACTGCGACTTCCTCGTTCTTAGGCTAAAGGCTGGCGGCATTGTTGAGGCGCCGCAATCGCACTGGCATGGCACTCTCCAGTAAAGCCCATCCCGAACAGCCTCAGCCACAACGGTCAGAGCTCCAAATCGAGAGCCAACCGGGATCGGCTTAAACGCTCTCTCGCATCCGCAATGTCGACTGTCTTTGCGGATTTGAAATGCCTGCCGCACAACCTCGTTTCCACAATCGCATCGGAGCCGCCACCGCCGAACTACGGACCCGCTTTGCTTGTTGAGATAGCCTTCCGCAGAACCGACAACAGTGAGCCTGCCGTGCCTGTCACCGACTTGGGGTTCGGGGTTCCAGCACTTCGGCCTTTCCGGCGTATTGAAACTTCCGTGTCGTTCCATGCGAGCGTCATGCATCCCGCACGCCATATGACGCCGCTTTCTAATTGGCTTGTGACAGCCTGGGGCAGAGCATACAGAGCTAGTAGCCATAGCGAAAATCACCTTTCGTTTGGTCAGGGCCGGGCACTGTTAGCGCAGTGTTTCCGGCCCGTTGTGTGTAGCATTTCTTCCGAGTCGAGGCTAGTCGAACGTGATGACAGAGCGTGATCGGCAGCCGCACCAGGGAAGTTGGCCCGGCCTATCCTCTGGCGGCGCAAGCAAGGCCTTGCCGTTCAGAACCTTGCCCACATCGGCAGCCACATCCGAATAGTAATTCCCGTTGCGAGCGACGTGCTGTGACCGAGGGTGTGCCTTTCGACTATGAACCCACTCCCAAGCCGTGATCCCTGCGGCCCTGCGGCGCTCATCCGCCAGCGATGACGTGAGCTTGCTAAGCTGGTCGCTCGACACAGCCAACGCTCGGCGCCGGCTCATCCCGACCTTCTCGCTCAACTCTTTGGCGACTTCTCTCGCGGGCGTTCGGTTCCGCAGGCCATCGAAAACGGTGTTGCTGATGCGCTGGCGGGCCTGGTCCGAGACATCACGGACCAGGCTGACGTTCCACTCGATTGTCGCCTCTACCGTCTGCCTTGCATCTTCGGGGCCGATGACAGCGGAAAGATCTACGGACGTGGCAGACAGCACCGCCCCTATGAACTTTTGCCTGTCCCACCGCTCAACCTTGAGAGCCCAATCTCGCAGCCCAGGTGTGAGCAACAACAACAGCCGGTTGACCTGTTCGGCCGCCCCATCAATCTCGGCCCGGACGTCAGCAGGGGCATCGGTCACCAGTTCGGACAGGCTCTGTTCGTAGGCTGCGTTGATGCGAGGCAGAGCGTCCGTCCAAGCGGCAATCACATGGGCATAGGTCGAGCGGAAGAGATTGGTGGCGAACACCGCCGGCGGAGCGATGTCGCGCAGGACGATGCTGGAGCGGCGCACGTTGCGGACGCGGCGCGCAAGGGTGGCCAGGTCATACCGCATCCAGCAAAGCCAACGCTCGGGCTTTCAGGCCGTCCCAATCCACACCGCCGATAATGGGACGCTCGTTTGCGCGCAGCCAGCGCTGAAACGTGTGAGCCGCCATTTCCTCCAGCACCGCAACGCCTTGGTGGGGCTCTTGGCCCGCGGCCAGCGACGAGATGACGTGCGATGGAAAGCCGACGATCCACTCGCAGGTGATGTGGTGGGCGATCTCATGTTCCCGACAGTAGCTTAGGATGTCGTCACCATAGCCGCAGCGGTGAGCGATGACGTGATAGTGGTGGGTGTTGTGGGGCAGGGCGCCGTAGCTGGTTCCATCCTGGTAGCGCGTCACGCAGCCGTCAGGCGTGTACTCGACGGTGGCGGTGCCGATTTGGATGGACATGTTAGCCGCGCGACGGAGGCGGCGCATGTTCTGGGCGCGGAGGCGGTGTGAGCGGGATGGGTGCGAGATAAATGTGACCGAAACAGCACGTTGGCTGCTCGCCCACGATGAACGGGCGATCCGGGGCTGCGAAGTACCCGCCCGTCGCATAGCCAAGCGGATCTAAGTCAGGCTGCTCGACTTTGCGGTAATCAGTCACCGCCCCAACCCTCCACCTTCGCTTCGATCCGCACGAAGCGCATAGCGAGAGCCACAACGCGATCAGCGCTTAGGAGCCCGACCCATACAAGTGGGTGGAGCATCCAGGCGGCGAGCCTCGCCCAGCGCGTGGATGCCTTCAGGTCGACGATGATGGGTCCGGTAGTCGCCATAGCTACTCCTCGCCCTCCGCAGGCTTCCCGTCATTCGCAGCACGGCGGGCGGGCACGTTCGTCCCGCCACCGGCTAGATCTGGATCACCTCCTTCGCTCGACTGCAGCGCTGACGGATCGGTGCCGTCCGGGCTTGGGTTGAGGCCAAAACGTTCAGCTTCCGGGATCTTCGCCAATGCATCAGCCAGGCCGGGCATATAGCCACGCTCTTCGATGAGGTTCTGAACCGCGCGGGACATGGCCTCGTCTGGCACGGTTCCGGATGCGATAACCGCGGCGATAGCTTCCATGAGCACCTTGAACGTCTCGGCCTCTTCCTTCTCGGTCGGCTTGCGCAGCGGCGCCCACACCCACCACGGCTTGTCGGGATTGGTCGCGCCGGCGGAGCGGATCAGGAACGGGTCAAGCTGCTCCAGGCAGGGTCGCGTCTCGTTTTCCTGGCCGTCGCCTACCGTGTCCCACCAGTTGTTCATGTCGCTGTCGCCGGTAGCGTTCATGCCGCCAGGCGAGCGGCCCATGAGCTTGGTGAATGGGATCCCTGACACCGCGGCAAGGCGCTGGTCAACAGCGTCCATGAAGGCGGGAATGCCGCTCCAGTTGATCTGGTAGTCGTCGATCTTCTCACCCGGATCGTCAGCGCCGGTTCCTGAGCGGTAGACCGTGGCGTTGAGTGTGCTTTCGGACGAGGCGATCAGGGCGATGCGCTCGTTGAGTTGCTGCTTGCCCCCTTCGGTGGAGAGCATGTCCAGCAAATCGGGGATCCCGATGCGCAGGAGCTTGGCCTTGCGGACTAGCTCGACGAACCACGCCTGCGTGTCGTCGGAGCGCTCCACAGCCTTGTAGACGCGCAATAACTGGCAATCGCCCCAATACGCCTCGGTGTCGTCAATCGCGCTCCCAGCGGGGATAGGATCGCCACGAAAGGCTATGACGCGGCTTGGGTGGATGCTGGCCTGCTTGCCATCGCTATCAATGCGGAAGCGGCGAGGCTGGCGGTAGGTCGGCGAGGCGAGATCCTTGTCGAAGTCCTCGGGCGTGATCTCCCACCGCGACACGACGTTCACCGCAATCAGGCCACCCCTACGCATGGCCTCTGGCGTTAGCTCGCTGGCGTGGTCGCCGGCGGTCACGAGGATCAAGGCACCACCCCCGATGCCGCGCAGCACTTCGGCTTGCTTCACCTTGCCGCGAATGCCCAGGCGCTTCTCCTCGGCTTCAATCAGCGCGATAGTCGGCTTGTCAGCTTGCCAGTCGCGCCACTTCTGCGTGCGGTCGGCTGCGGGTATGGCAATGACCTTCCGCAGCATGCCGCTCGACATGTAGGCGGCGAGAGCAAGCTGGTGGCCGAACCCCCCAGGAAGGGGCGATGCTGATCCTGCGGGCGGGCGGAACGGGCTGAAGCGGCCCACCGTCTCAATCGCGCCGCGCAGACTGTCGGTCAGATAGTTGGCCATGCACGGGAGGGTACGATGCGGGGTTTACCGCTATTACCGCTATCAAGTGCTGCGGCGAAACCAGCGGTGGAATCTTAACCGATACGTCCGGCAAACCGGGAGAGTAGAGCGGAGCCACATCAGCGCCGCCGCAGCTTGAGCAGGTTATACCGATGCGGACAGTTCGTCCACGCCCCTGCACTGCGCTAGCCGAGCAGGGCGGCGGTGGAGTGCATCTTGCGCTTGATCATCGGCGAGACGGCATAGCGCAATGCGTCAATGTAGTGGTTGTTCGCGTCCACCAGCACCGCCAGCACATCGCCGGTCAGCCGGTCCACCTTGTAGCTGTAGAGGCGCATCTCGTTGATCGTCTGCTTGCAGCGCGGATGGACGATGATCTGCTTGAACGAGCGCAGGAAGCGGATCCCGTCATCCACCGATCCCTGCCACTTGGGCGCGCCGATCGCCTTGGGTACACCGTGCCGCGTAATGATGCTGATCGAGCCAGGCGAGGCGCTATCCCAACGGCTCGGGAACTTGTCAAAGTCGGGTATGCCGTCACCCACTTTGGCGCCGATGTCGTCCAGCTCGATACCACGGCCGCCGGCCTCGTGACTGACGTAGAGCGTGTCGCCATGGATGTAGCAGCGCACGGCGGCCGTGGGATCCTGAGCATAGCCGAAGTCGCCGCCTTGGTATGGACCGTCCCAGGTCTCCTTCGGCTCGAACTCAGCCACGCGCCACTTGCCGGCCAGCACCTGGGCATCGGAGTTGACGAGGTAGCCGCCCTCCCACACGTGATCGTAGGTGGCAGGGTCAAGCCGCTCCTGCTCGCGCTGGCGCAGGGTTTCAAGGCCGGGCGGGAAGAACGGGTTGTCGCTATGGTTCAATTCCACGGTGATCGCGTTGGACGGCGGAGCTATCACGAAGCGCTTGTTCACCGGGCTCTCGGGCGACCGCGGATTCCATATCGCCCACAGCTCGGACTTCGGCTGACGGAAAACCGTGGCCTCCAGCGCCAGCCATGACGTTTCCGGCACGTCCTCGGCCTCTTCCACAATCGTCAGGTCGATCTTGGCCAGCGACTTCACCGACTGCACATTGCGACGCAGGCCTCGGAAGATGAATTGAGTGCCGTTCGCGCCCTTGAGGTAGTCGACACCCACGTCGTAGTGCGCCTCAAGCCAAGGCTCGGACGCGATGGCAGCTTTCAGCTCGGCGTGGAAGCTCTCGGAGATGCTGGCCTGGAACTCGCGGGTGCACAGGATCCGCAACGGCTCAGCATAGCCCCAGATCGCAGCCATTTTGGCGAAGTTGAACGACTTGCCTGAGCCGCGCCCGCCTTTGCCGTTGCGGTACTGCACGGCGCCGCGTGGCAGGGCAAAGACCGGGACCAGCTTAGGGGGGAGCTCAATCCTGGCCTTGGACATCCGCAACCTTCGCCGCGACGATCTCGATGACCGTGGGCTTGCTCATCGTGCCATCGGGGTTGCTATGCTCAAGCTGAGTTGGAAGCACTTTGCCGAGCAGGGT